AGTTGACTACAAAGAGGAAAGTTTTAAAGACCTTGACAAGCGAATACACTACCCAATATCAAGTGCTTATAGAGGTTTTTCAATGATGGGAGGTAAAAGTAATAAGTGTAGATATGCTTAAAAAAAAGACTTGACAAGCAAGTTTAATAATATAAAAGTAAGTTAAATGAAAGTAGGTTAAAATGAATAATAATATAGTTGATATTAAAGACAGAAAAACACTAACAAGACTATTAAGAAATTGCTACTATGTCTATGGTTGGGTTATGCTCAATGAACATGATGGAAAATATATCAAATTGCAAAAAACTGATTTGATGAGCAATTTACTAGATTGTGATTTTGATTTAAGCAAATTTGGTTATGACACTAAAGAAAATATAATATATATAAACTAACAGGAGAATTAATATGCTGACTAGAAAAGACTTTACAAAAAGAGCAAATGAATTTATACAATTAAGTAAGAACTGTAAAAGAAATACTATTGAATTAATGACAGTAGGTCATCAAATTGATAACTATTGTTATATTGCTAAAGAATCTAATAAGAGATTTGATGAGCAAAGATTCAGAAACTACATAGAGGTTGGTGTATATGGCAACAGTATTTAAGTATAAACTAGGAACGCATAGAGGTAATAAAAGATTGTGGATAGAGGGTAAAAGATTACTTGACAATTCTTTTATATGTGATAAGAGATATAATATAAGTTATGCAAAGAATTATATTATGATAGAGTTTGATGAGTTTGGTACACATAAAATAAATGGTACTGAAAAAAGACCGATTATAGATATTAATAATCGTAAACTGTCGGCAACATTTAATACTGACATGGTGTCAGTAGAATTTGATACTGATAATCTGATAATACAAGGAGTTTAATTATGCCTATTAAATCAGATACTAAAAGAACTATGAGCTTTACTGACTGGGTTTTAGAACAGCAGGAAATGTTAGACGAACAAATCCTGGACTCAGATATTGATGAGTTGTCTATTCAAGAGGAACAGGCAATCACTAACGAACTATTAAACAAGTGGGGTACAAAATGACTTTACTATCAGAACTAAGAAGTACCGAGTATAACAATGAAACTATATACTCATATTTATATGGCTTAAAATATGAGGATAGACTTGATGAGTATGATATTGAAGTTGATTTACTTAATGATGTTGATAGAATGTTATCAAGATATTTCATAAGAAATGATATGACAAGATACAGAAGGCTCACTAATCTTTTTGGTGATGTCATTGACAGATTCTATAAGTGTGAGGATTGTGGTGCTTGGGAATATGAAGATGATATAAGGTGGGCTTATGAGGATAATCCAATATGCTCTAGTTGTATTGACAATTACATATACTCAGAAAATAGAGATACCTATGTAAGCGAAGATGATTATTATGATGAGGAATCTGAATCACAGCATGATGATTATATCTATGAATACAATGAAGATGTAATGTCGCATTGTAGTTACCAAGTATCAGACAAGGACAGGACAGAACTATACCCTCTCTATATGGGTGTAGAGTTAGAAGTTGAGAGGAGAAATAATTGTCCTTATGAGATTGGAGAAATGACACACAATGATTTTTACAATGGTAAGACAGGTCAGTTTGCTATTATGAAATCTGATGGCTCACTATCCAATGGCTTTGAGATTGTTACAGCACCAGCCACACTCAATGCTCATAGAGAGAATTGGGATACATTTTTAAATGGAGCTGCAATCAAGCACCTCAAATCCTGGAATACTGATACAACAGGTATGCACATACACATATCAAGAAATCATTTAACACAGCTTGATATTGGTAAGCTACTTGTCTTTATCAATGACTACAAAAATGAGGAGTTTGTGAATCATATTGCAGGTCGCAATTCAGACCAATGGGCAAAGAAATCTAGCAAAAAGATTTCTGATGCTGTCAATTCATCTGAGAAATATGAGGCTGTCAATATGTCGCACCGACATACAATAGAGTTTAGAATATTCAAGGGCAATCTTGCAAAGCAAGGTTTGTTTAGAGTAATGGAATTTGTCCATGCTTTAGTAGGGTTTAGTAAGACTACGAGCATGACAAAACTATCTTATAAAGACTTCATAAGATACATGGAGTTACCACAAAATAGAAGTGAGTATAAGATATTCTATGGTTGGCTAACAAGAAAATCCTATTGCATAGGTAAGCCAAGTCGTAGTGTTGATTGGTCTGATGAGCAGAACAATCTAAAAGAAATAGCTTAACTGAAAAGGAGTTATATTATGTGCTTAATTATACAAGCTACAAAACCAGAAGTTATCACAGAGAATATGATGAACTGTGCATACTTAAATAATGATGATGGGTTTGGACTTATGTTTGCCAACAAAGGCAAAGTCCATGTTCACAAATTGGGTAAGCCAAAGTCATTCAAATCTATCAACAAGCTATGGGATAGCTACAAAAATCTAGATGTGCCTATGGGTTTACATTTCAGATTCAATACCAATGGGGAGTCAAGCAAAGCTATGTCGCACCCTTACCAAGTACTAACTAAAGAGGAGAGTAACAGAGATATATGGCTCATGCACAACGGACCTCAGTTACCTACACCTATGATTGACAGTAACAAATCTGACACTCATCAGTTTGTCAAGTGGGTACTCAGACCACAACTACTCAATGAGCCAGAGTTACTATACAATCCAGATTGGCAAGAGATGTTGTCTGATATGATTGGTAGCGACAAGCTCTTATTCCTGGATAGTAAGACAGAGGAGTTTACTATCATCAACGAGGAACAAGGCAAGACCACAGATGATATGTGGTTGTCAAACACATACTCATTAGAGCCACGAGGTAACTATGCTTTGTCTAGAGATTACAAGTATGATGAAGATACTGACACTCTAAAAAAGATAGAGAACAAGTGGACTTATGAAGATGATGATTGGGGTTATGGTGGCATGGGTCATTATTCTGGTACACCAATATATCGTAGAGGTATAGAGAGTAACAACACTACCAAGAACTATGTCAATCCACCAAGAGACATACATGAAAATGGAACTGATATAGATGAGAATGATTTTTATGGTCTGACAGCAGAAGAAATCTATGACCTCATCATAGAGAATCCAACAGGTACAGCTAAGTGGGTTAACGACTTAGTATACAACATGGAAGTAAAGGAAGGGAAGTAGCATGACTATATTTAGATTTGATTTAGAAACTAAAAACTTTTATGAGATAACTACCAGAAGTGGTGGGTCTAATAAGTTAAAGTGGACAACACTAATTAGACAAGTCTATTTAAAAGATGTACAATTTGGGGTGTGTCAACACCCCTTTGACCCAGAGAAAACTTCGTTTCGCCGAAAACCTTTCTCACTATACACCGACAATGACTATGGTATAGCTATCAAAGGTACTGAACTAACGCAAGAGGACTACGATAATGTAATATCAGATAGCAAAGGAAAAGTGAATAGTCTAGTCAACAAACTATTCTATCGGTATGGTGCTACATTCTGGCAATCATACCCTAGTCTATGCAAGTCTTATCAAGACAATGGTACATTTGATTTGGTCAAAGCTAATCCCGATTCACATGGCACATTCAGATATGAAAGCCACAGAAAATTTCCTACATGGAACATGCAAGGTAATGGGAATACATTAGGTAGACCTATGTACTATCAACCACACCCTGTCAAAGCTATGAGATTAAGTCTCAATCAACACCATCAAATCTTTAATGAGGGGGCAACAGCACATACATGGTGGGAACATCACGACATGATAAACCCACTATGGAGAAACATTATCCAGGAAAGAGTTGATGCGGCAGCGTAGCTGCTCTTCCCCTGGATTATCCAGGCAACATGAGGTTGCAGGATATAACCGAATAACTCCGACAGTACTCGAAAGAACTCGAGGGTTACCAATATTACAATGAGGTGGCACGAGGTCGTCTTGTGTAGGGTACACTACCCTTATACTATATATAGTATATATAAAAATATATATATATTTTAAATCGTATATTAGAGAGGGGTGTGCCTGTTCGCCAAAAATGGTAACCCTCGTACTCTATCGAACTCTATCGAGGTTATTCGAAGAAAACTATTGACGAGGAGACAAAGTTATGTTACTATCTATTATTATTTATTTGAGTGGAGTGATTTCACTACCATTATTTTATTGGACTTTCGTTATCGTACATGATGTACGCATGACACTAGAACGCAAAGCAAAAGGAGACTAAGATGAATCCACTAATCAAGGGGGCAGAACAAATTAGGTATCAATCCCCACTATACGACCCTGTCTATGATGAAGATGATAATGTCATAGACGAGGAGTGCATACGAAGTGGTACTGATGTGGTTAATACATTCATCAGACCTGTCAATGCTGACGGCAAGCCCAGATATTACCGACTTCGCTACCCAGTACACGCCAAAGAACATAAGCGTAGGTGGGAGAGGTGGCTCAACGACCAACTGGTAGACGCTGAGCCTTATCGTGTTAAGGTTAGTAAGATAGGCAGACGAGTGCTGTTTAGTATCGACCCTAACTTTATAGCGAAAAGAGATAAGGCTAGACGCAGAGTAGAGGCTCAAAGAAGACGAGCATCCAGGATTACAGCCGAGCTGCCGCAAGCTGCAGGTGATGAAAATAATACCTGGGAACCTTTTGAATTAGAATGGGAAAGACAAAGACGAGAAGAAAGGAATGACTATGAAGTATAATGTAACAACTTGGGAAACACTTGAGTGTACCTACGAAGTAGAAGCAACCAGCAAGGATGATGCCTGGGAACGGGTGCTTGACAACGAGGGTAAGCAAACAAGTAGGACATGGAAAGAGAACGGCTCTTACATAGTGGAACCCAAGTTCCCTGACTCATCACCAGAGTTTCCTGGTAATGTAGTAGACTTTAAGACAAAGGTCTTAGAGATAATGAAAAAGAAACCGATTGACAAGGAGAAATAATTATGTTAAACATAATGGACTTAGTAAAAATCAAATGGCTTGACGCAATGTCAGATGATAATACATGGCAAGAGTTGTCTGAATTAAGACAACAACAATTAAGACCTGTCGAAACTGTGGGTTGGATACTCACTGACTTCGGTGGTAAGATTGTAACTATCTCATCTTATGATGAGGAGAGTAAGACAGGTGGTGGGGGTGCAGTTATCCCTACTAATTGTATAACTGAGATTCAATATCTAGAGGGAGGAAGAATTGAGCAGTACGAAAATGGCAAACCCACTGTTGCAAGAGGCTTATAAGACTAGGCTTTTTACATATGGTACATTAAAAAAAGGGGGCAGACTGGATGAACTAACCAAACGGTCTGATTATATGGGGGAATACTTTACTTTGCATTCTATCTTTCAGATGAGAGATTATGCTAACGCATTCCCTATTGTGTTCTTTGATTACGGACAAGCAGAAGGTAAGTCTATCAAAGGACACCTGTATGAGTGTGATGTAAGGGCAATGGAATGTATTAATCAAATGGAAACCAATGCAAACTACACACCTCACATAGCAGATGTTATTAATGAAGAAGGCAACATCACTAATGCATTGATGTTTGTTAACTGTAATCGTGGTGCTGTGATTGATTCACAGTTATCACTAAACAATATCATTGAGGAGAAAGGATACCAAGAATGGCAACACTCGGTGGCGTGGTAACATACATATGTGTGTATGGATTTTATATTATGGGAGCTTTGAGTTTCTTCTTTGCCCCCAACATAGTAACATTAGGTTTTCTATGTTTCACAGTTTATATATTTGTAAGGAAAAAAGATTATGAAAAAGAAAAAGAAAAGTAAATGGAGTAAAGGTGTGGGCTTACGGGAGGCAACACCAAGAGATGAAGATATCCTGGAAGAAGGAGACTTTGTAATGGATGGCTACTCAGTACAGATACCAACTGGTCAATCAAGAATAGATGTAGATGATTTGACTTTAGACCAAGACGACTATGAACTACAACAAGAGGAGGCTACCAATGGCATGGAATCCGACGACGCAGAACCTATTGCAGTTGACAGATATTTCAGACGCATTAGATAAAGCAATAGAATATTTAGACACATCTGAATTAGATGAGCCTAAGATTATAATAAAAAATGACAATGCTTTTGCGTTGCGTATGCGTATGTATAAATTTATGAAAGCATATAAATTACAAATGGTAGGTAACGATAATGTAGATGAGAATAAATATAATCATTTGAAAGTAGTGTCTACAGATGACGAGGTAATAATTACCTCATCACTCGAACAACAACCCTTAACATTAATGACAGGGGAAGGAGATATACTATGAAGAAAGATAGACTAGAAGATATGTTCACTAAATGTATAGAAGAAATGCGTGAGCCTATAACAGAACTGTCAAAGAAATATCCTGTGGATATTATTAACAGTGCTATGTTAGAGTTAGGTTTACGTATGTTACTTATGAGAACAGGTACAACAAGTACCTTGCATATGTTTAGCAGCGCCGTTGCTACAATCCTGGAGAAAGGTCCATTGGTTGAGACATTCGGTAAAGACAATGAACTTGACGAGGTAGATTGGTTAGAGAATGGTACTCTAATTAAACCAACATTACATTAGTGATAATACGAATAATAATATTAATAGTAACAATGTGGATATTGTATGTAATAACAATGGCAATTGCAAATACAATATGTCAAGGATGTATTCAATAAAGAAAAATTTAAGGAGAGAATATGAGTGAAGATTTTTATGACAACATGAAAAAAGAACAAGAGATATTAGACCATAGTTATCGTGAATCAGTACGACAAAAGAACGAAAGAATAGTACATGTACCTACACGAATGAAACATTGGGAAGATGAAATGTACAATGCAGAGTTTGAAGATAGGTGGAGAGCATACCACGAATATAAAAAGTTGTATGAATACTATAAAGAACTACATGAAAGGGGGCATGAGTATGAACCAAACTTTTAAGAAGATAACACCGGGCCATGGCAAATCCTGGTATATTAAATGGACAGCTTCTATTATCATCATCATAGGCATGGTGTTAACAGCAGTAGAGATAAGCCCACTCAATTTGTTCTTCCATTTAGGTGGAGTAACTGGTTGGTTTATTGTCGGTTATATGTGGCACGACCGAGCATTGATGACAGTCAATGCAATAGCCATGTTTATATTTGCAGTAGGAATTTTGTTAAACTTTTAGCTTGACATTTTTTCTATCTGTGATACTATTAATAATTAAATAAGGAGAGATATGCAATACGATATTACAACATCACATATGAATACACAACATTGGTTAGTTGAGGCTGACTCTAAAGAACACGCCGAAGAAATCTTTAAGAAATGTAAAATAGAATGGAGCAAGGAACTACGTAAGTATGTATGTAGATACCCTATACCATATGTGTTACAAGGATTAGTTACTATTCCAGATGCAGAGTTACGTGCCATCAACGTAGTACCTGGTCAAAACGAACCACAATTTACAAAGCTAGGAGAGAGTAATGACTGATGAAGTAAAGCAAGAAGATGAGTTAGTTATACCTGTCGACTTGTTGGATAAAGACCCATTGGAATTAGCAGAGAGTGAGGAAGATATACAAACTATTGTTACTTACTTGCGTGCTACCAGGGAAAACATCCGAGCAACAGAGAAGGCAGGTAAACGTATCACCAGTAAATCAGCAAGAACTAAACCTAAACAATACGAAACAAATGTATTGGACATGCTAGTTAAGGAGGCATAATGGAACAACCAGATAGACTAAAGAAGTTTATATTACAAGACGGTAACCCTATTCAAAAGATATGGGATACATCAAGTCTATCCTCATTCCTATCATGCCCCCGTATGTACAACTGGACTAACCTACAAGGGTATAAGTCTAAGACATATGGTATGGCAACAGGCTTTGGTTCTGCTGTACACGAAGGACTTGAAGTCCTTGACATTCAGAAATTCAAGGGGGCAACAAAGGATGAAGCTGTGGTAGCAGCTATAAAGCACGTGCTCCTGGAATTTGGCGAGGCTTTAAACTTATCAGAAGATAAGGCACGGGGGTTGACTGCAGCTTTACGAGCTGTTACCTGGAGAGCAGAAGAATTTTGGGAAGACCTATTTGAAATAGCTACCATGCCAAATGGAGAGCCTTGCCTTGAGCAAAGGTTCGAAGTACCATTCGGTAATGGAGAGTACAGATTCTCTGGTCGTATTGATAAGGTAGTACAACTAGAAGGTAAGTTATATTTATGTGATGTTAAGACAACTAAGACAACACTTAACTCTAATTACTTTGGTAACTTTATGCCGAACAATCAAGTGTTCAGTTATCTATGGGCTGCCAGGGAAGTACTAGGTCTGGACGTAGCAGGATTTATTATTGATGCTGTGCAAACAGGTGTGCACTTCACTAGGTTTGATCGTAGTGTATACAATGTACCAACAGATTTAATAATGGAATGGTATAAAGATGCGATGCATACATTAGATACATCAACAAATTATTTTAATAAACAATATTACCCAGCAGATTTCACTGCTTGTAACAACTATGGTGGCTGTCGATTTAAAGAAGTCTGTTCAGCTTCACCTGATCGTCGCAATCTTTTCCTGGATAATGATTTCGATAAACAACCTCATCCAGATTTAGTGGAGGCTTATGCAGAAGCAGTATAATAAAAAGAATAAATATCAAAGAGATAAATGGTATTCCAATACCACCACTCTATTAAATATTATAATAGTATTAAGTATAATAGATGTAGTTGGTTGGTACTTAAGGTGGATAACATGATCGTCAACATTTTGTTGGGATTAATCCTAGCAGATTTATTACTCATTACACTTATGGTATTTGTAATTGGTAAAATTATTGATGAAAGAATAAAATAAGTATTGACACGAAAGGCAATTCATGTTAGTATGTTAACTTCACAGGAGATAAAAATGGCAAACATTAAAACACACAAGTCAGCAGAGTATACAAAGCTTATGTTGGTAGGGGATAGTGGTTCGGGTAAAACCACAGCACTAGCCTCGCTTGCAAATGCTGGATACAACTTACGTATCCTAGACTTTGATGACGGTCTATCTATTCTTCCAGAGTTTTTAAACAAGGACGCAGTTAAAAATGTATCCTTTGTTACTTGTAAAGATTCTTTAGGACAAGCGACAGCTTTCCGTAAGGGTGTACAAATGATTACTAACTGGAAGGATGGCGACGAAGACTTTGGTTCAGTTAAGAACTGGACTAATAAAGATGTACTTGTTATAGACAGCTTGACTTTGATGGGCGAGGCAGCATTACGTGGTGCCCTGGTTTTTAATAATAAGAAACCAACCGACCAACCTAGTCAACCAGAATGGGGTACAGCCGCAAGGGATGTACAACATATCATACAATATATAACAGGTTCAGAAGTACCATGTAATGTAGTAGTAACTACACACATGCAGTACATGGAGGGGGACTTAGGTGTATCCAAAGCATACCCAACCAGTGTAGGATCTAAACTATCCACCAAAATAGGAAGATACTTTAACTGTGTATGTAGGATTGACACACGGTCTTCAAGTAAGGGAACGGAGCGAACCCTTAGAACAGTATCAGATCACAAAATGGATTTGAAAGTGACAGCACCTAGTCGTGTTGAAGCTAACACCGAATGTGATTTAGCTAAGCTATTTGATTCTATTCAAAAGAATGCTCAAAGTAAATTGAACAAAGACACAGGAGGTAAATGATGTCAGATGTTTTAGACTTTTTAAACATGACCCCAGGTGAAATACCTGAATCCGTAACGTTGCCTGAGGGTAGCTACGATTTCACTATCACTTCTTATCGTTCGGATAAGGTGGGGGAAAATCAAACACCATTGGTACGCATGAATTGTAAAGCCGTTGGTGTGATCCAATCTGATTTAGCAGATTCGGATTTGGTAAATGCCGAGCCAACTCGTATTGAGTTCTGGGCTACACCAAAAGCAATGCAACAAAGCAATCCAGCTTTGTCATTGAAAGCCTTTCTATTAAAGGGATTGGAAATGGATGACGGTTCGTCGTTCAGTGAGTTGCTTGAACAAGCAATCGGTCAGACCTTTAGTGGTATTGTCAAGCATGAAATGGTTGGCAGAAACAAGGACATACTTCAAGCATCCATCAAAAGGATTATTAAGAAGTAGTCCTATGGGTGAGTATGCAGTATACAAACGAGTATCATCACGCAAGCCTCAATCAGCCGAGGCTTGTAAGATTGCGTTCGTATTCGAGTACCCTACCAACAGTGAAACAATCGCTAATACAATCCTGCGTGGGGGCACGGGAAAAGTATTTGCCGAACTCTGTGACATTGCAGGTATCAACCTCGACAACTGTTTACTCACCCACACTATACAATTAAAACCCCACCAGAACACAGCACAATACTTCTTTCATAAGAGAAGTGAATACAAAAGATTATGCAAGACAACCGAGTGGCGTTCACCTTACGCCCCAACAAGTGAAGGATATCTTAAGCAAGAATATGAGCAAGACATTCAAAGGTTACACAAAGAAATAGAAGAAGCCAATCCAAATATCATTATCGCAATGGGTTCAGTATCTTTGTGGGCAGTAACAGGACTAGCTAAGATTGGTAAGAACAGAGGAGCCACGTTGATAACTGAGCTTCTACCTACACCTTATAAAGTACTACCAACATACAGTCCTGTTTCTGTCGTTAAAAATTTCAAGTGGAGACCTCATGTTGTAGCTGATTTACAGAAAGCTAAGCAAGAATCTCTAACTAAAAAACTAGAACACACAGTCAGAGAGGTATGGATAGAACCTACCATCGAAGACTTAGATGTATTCTATAATAAATATATTAGTGAAGCAAATCATAACAACCCTCTCGCATTCGATATTGAAACAGCAGAAGGCTCTATCGTATGCATAGGCTTTGCACCTACACCTAACACTACAATCGTAGTACCTTTTCGTGATAAGAATACGGACACTCAAAACTATTGGAATGCAGCTGATGAGATCACTGCCTGGAAATGGGTTAAAGATATTCTTGAGAACGATAAGATAGTTAAGGTTGCACAGAATCAATTATACGACGTGTCATGGTTAGCACACAAACAAAAGATACATGTTAAAGGTATCATACATGATACCATGCACGCACAACATTCACTGCAACCAGAACAAGAAAAAGGTTTAGGTTTCTTAGGCTCGATATACACCAATGAGAGTGCTTGGAAAACACTAGCCAAGTTTTCAAAGAGTACCAAAGCAGATGAGTAAACATGAAACGATCAGAGTTATTCTCGGTAAAGCCAATGCCAGAGGATTCAGTAGATATAGCAAACCATTACAACTTATGGCGAGCCGTATTAGATCAAGCTGTTCAAGACTATGCATACAAAGGCAAGTCCAAAGATGGTTTGAAGTACAAAGAAGAAGTCGAGAAGTGGTTGAAGTATAAGTACGACGAGTTTAAATTCGTATGTGACTTAGCAGCAGTAGACCATCAACGAGCAAGAAAAGAGTTTGACAAATATAAGGAGGGAGAATATGACAACAACAGGGAGAAGTTCAGAGTTACTAAAAAAAGCAAGTGAACTTGTCAGTGGAGACAGGCAAGTAGATTACGGAGACAAATTAATTAACCATGTTAACATAGCAAATTTATGGTCAGCATATACTAACTTTCAAATAAACCCACATGACGTAGCAGTTATGATGTGTCTATTAAAGATAGCAAGACTGAAGCAAGGATCTCGAACAGAGGATACATACCTGGATGCTTCAGCTTACATGGCGATCGCTCGTGAAATAGGAGAACGAGTGGAAGACTTACATAAGAAACAATTGGAGAGAGATAATGGCGAGGATAATAAAGAACACAGAGATTAAGAATTTAAAACTTAATGAAGAACAAACTCTATGGGTTTATTGTGGATTAGATTGTACACTTACTACAGAAATTTGGAATAAACTTTCCCCACAACTAGACAACTTTACTAAATCGACATACGAATTTGAGAGAGCAAGCTTAGGACCTGCAATCTCTATGGTACTACGTGGCTTACGCGTAGATGAAAGGGCAGTCACAATTATTCGTGCCCCCTTACAAAAGAAAAGATTACAATTAGCTAGGATGTTAAGTCTATTTGCTAATGCTGTATGGGATAAAGACCTTAACCATAACAGTCCAACACAACTCAAGTCCATGCTCTATGAGTACTTGAATCTTCCAGTACAAATTAAATACGACAAAGGGAAACAGAAAGTTTCTACTGATCGTGAAGCTTTAGAACATATGATAGAAGAGTATCCTCGTGCTCGTCCTTTCTGTAAAACTATTATTGCATTGCGTGATATAGATAAACAGTTATCAGTCTTAGCTTCTAAACGTGATGAAGACGGTCGTATCCGTTGCTCATATAATGTAGCGGGTACTGAGACTGGCAGGTGGTCATCATCAGAAAGTCCCTGGAGAACAGGTACAAACTTACAGAATATTACAAAGGACTTGCGGGCTATGTTCATACCAGACAGAGGACGTACCATGTTCTATGCCGACTTACAAGCAGCTGAATCCAGGGCAACGGCATACCTCTCAGGTGATGAAGGTTATATCAACGCTGTTGAATCATCAGACCTACACACTGAGGTAGCTAAAATGGTTTGGCCTAACATGGGTTGGACAGAAGACAATGCACAGAATAGAACACTAGCCGAGCGACCTTACTATGGAAACTTTTCTTATCGTGATGTATGTAAGAGGGCTGGTCATGGTACTAACTACGGTGCGTCAGCTAATACAGTAGCAAGACATACAAAGATTAAAGTAGCACATGCTACAAGATTCCAACTCTTATACTTTGGTGGTGTTGTACCACTAGCCTCGTTAGAACGTTGGCATAAACAGGATAAGAAAGGGGGCTTCGACGAACTCATGGAACTAGGAGAGAAGATTGGATCGGGCACGCAAGTACTTGTGCGTGTAGCTGGGGCATTTCCTGGAATAAGAACATGGCACACAGAAGTTATTAAAGAACTACAATCAACAGGTAACTTAGTTACACCATTCGGTAGACGCAGACAATTCTGGGGTAGGTTAGATGATGAACACTATGCAAGAAAAGCTATAGCCTATCTTCCGCAATCTACTATCGGTGACTTACTTAACAAAGGATTATATAGAGTATGGTCTGAGTTGTTCCAAGAAGGTGTAGAAATATTAGGACAGGTGCATGACGCAGTCTTAGGTCAATGTCCTAATGATAAGGTAGACTATTTAATTCCTAAGGTAATTGATTGTTTAGAAAATCCTATTGATGTTAAAGGAAGAAGTATGATAATACCTTCTGATGCAGAGGTAGGGGACTCTTGGAAAAACTTAAAGAAATGGGTAGCCAATGCGTAAGAATACAGATTTTATTAAGGCATGTGTAAAGGCTACAACAGGTAGTCCGATACCAGATAGGTTCTCTACATGGACAGCAATTTCTGCTGTGGCTGGAGCACTCGGTCGTAAGTGTTGGTTGTCTATGACTAACTATGATATCAGACCTAACATGTTTGTTGTACTAGTTGCACCACCAGGTAGAAACAAATCTGTCTCGCTCATCTTGCCGTTCTCAAAAGTCTTTGCTAAACTTACTACACCTGTAGGTACAGAAGAAGATCATGATGAATTTAACAGTGGCTTAACAAGATATGGTTTAAAGAATTACCCATTACATATTATACAAGATAGAATTACACCAGAAAAATTAGCAGTAGAAATGTCTAAGGTTACACGACTAGACTTACGTTGTGCTACACCTAAAGAAGATATGTTCTATGACTCATCACTTACATTATGTACATCAGAGTTCGGTACGTTCATGAATAGAAATCATAACTACTTACAGATGTTTATGACTGACATGTGGGATAGTAAGGATTCTTACAGTCACCAAATTAAAACAGGCTCATCACAATTTATTAAAGGTCCTTGTCTTAACTGGATAGCATGTGCCACACCTCAACAGTTTGTGGATAACTTACCAGAGGATGCGGCTTCACAAGGGTTGTTATCTAGGATACTACCTATCTATCATGAAGGACATAGGATAGCACAAAGCTTACATCAGAAAAGAATTGATGATAGTATAGCCGAAGACTTAACACATGACCTCAGTATGATAGCTAAAATGCACGGGCAATTTGTCTTTGATGCAGAGGTACATGAAGAAGTCGAGAAAGATTTTCAAGAATATATACAACCAGAACCTACCGATCCTAACATGATCGAGTACAATCAACGTAGAGTATCCCACTTTATCAAGGTAGCTATGTCTATATCTGCCTCACGTAGAGGAACAAGGGTAATTACAGCTAGTGATTGGGCTCTTACTAAAGAGATTATGTTTGATGTAGAGAAGAATATGCCTAAGGCATTAGAAGGTTTTGGCATGAGTAAGACTGGTAAAATTGCTCATGATATGAAAGGTTGGTTGGAGACTACTGTGTTTAACAATAACCGCTCTCACGTGCGTCTGAAGCTGTTTAAACGGCAACTTTTGAACAAGACTATGGCACCCGGGGAGATTACACAGTACATCCAAGCTATGGAAGACTCTGGTTATATCCGTGTCGAATCTGAATTGGTATTCCTATGCAGAAAAGACGCAATATAATCCGAGGTCTACGTTGGGCGAAGGCTCTCGAGGGTAAACCTAGATTCATCTCCTCTCCAAGAATCAAGGGTATCCAGAGAGCTGGGCTCATCTATGAGAATAGGATAGCTAACTACATCAAGGCTTTATATGGGGAAGAAGTACTACATGGACAATGGTATGAGTACGAGGACAGACGTGGGCTTGGATGGTGTCAGCCTGACATTATAGTTCTGCCTAATAGCAGCCGCAAATTTATCCTGGTTCTAGAGTGTAAGCTTAAAGCAACTAGGAAAGCATGGGTTCAACTTAATTATTTGTATCGTCCTATACTTGAAAGGATTTATCCACAGGTAGAAATCAGAATGGTGCAGGTAGTAAAGAACCTGGATAAAAATTTAAAGTTAGATTTAGTTGAGACACTAGATGATGTCTTTTGTCAAGAGCAAAAGTTTGAATACTCGACATTATTTTTAAGGAACTTAACATGATTGATATAGACAACGGCTTCATAGTGTGGTATACTAGGAGCTTTCACACAACACAAATAAGGAAGACGAAATGACTGACAAACCAACGATTGATCTCGCACGAGACGACCTTCTTACTGTATTCGGTAAAGAAGTTTTAAAAGATAGATACATGTTACCCAAAGAAAAATCTCCCCAGGAAGCACTAGCTAGAACAGCCGCAGCTTTTGCAGACTCAGATGCCCATGCTAAAAGACTATATGATTATTCATCTAAGCTATGGTTCATGTTTGCTACACCCGTGCTATCAAATGGTGGTACAGATAGAGGACTACCTATCTCATGCTTCTTAAATTATGTACCCGATTCTCGTGAAGGTTTATCAGAACACTACGCAGAAAATATTTGGTTGTCAAGTTCAGGAGGTGGTATCGGTGGATACTGGGGTGACATAAGGTCGCAGGATCAATCTACTAGTAAAGGTAATAAGACAACAGGAGTTATACCTTTCATGCATGTAGTTGATAGTCAGATGGTTGCGTTTAACCAGGGGGCAACAAGACGTGGGAGCTATGCCAGCTACATGGACATATCTCACCCAGAGATAATAGAGTTCATTGAAATGCGTAAGCCTAGTGGTGGTGATGTGAATAGAAAGAATCTTAATCTACATCATGGAATAAACGTACCAGATAAATTCATGAAAGCATTAGAGAAAGATGAGATGTGGAAACTGATTGACCCACATAATAAAAAAGTTATAAGAGAAGTTAAAGCTAGACAACTATGGATTAAGATACTAGAGACAAGAGTATCAACAGGTGAGCCATACATTATGTTTAGTGATACAGTTAATAAAGGGTTACCAAAAGAATTAAAAGACAAAGGTTTAAAGGTACATCACTCTAACTTATGTAGTGAGATTACCCTGCCAACCAACGATGAACGTACTGCAGTATGTTGTTTATCATCTGTTAACCTGGAATACTATGATGAGTGGAAAGATAATACACAATTCATTGATGACATCATGCGTATGTTAGATAACGTACTTACATATTTTATTAAGAATGCCCCCTCTCATTTATGGAGAGCAGTAGCCTCAGCAAAAGCAGAACGATCTGTTGGCTTAGGTGCTATGGGTTTCCATTCATACCTACAAAGAAAAGGTATAGCTTTCAATAGCCCTATGTCTTTTGGTATTAATAAAAATATATTTAAACACTTACATGATAAAGCATTAGAATCTAATCTATCATTAGGTAAGACAAGAGGCGAGCCAAGTGACATGAAGGGCAGTGGTAAAAGATTTGCACACATGTTAGCTATTGCACCAAATGCAAGTAGCTCTATTATATGCGGTGGTGTATCTCCTAGCATAGAACCTTTAAGAGCCAACGCCTTTACACAAAAAACTATGAGTGGTTCTTTCTTAGTTAAGAATAAATACTTAGAAGAATTGCTTGAATCAAAAGGAAAGAATACTAAAGATGTTTGGAAGACTATTATTTCTAATAGAGGATCTGTCGATGCGCTCGAGTTCCTCACGTCGCAAGAGAAAAATTTATTTAAAACAGCCATCGAGATTGACCAATCGTGGATTGTGGACTTGGCTGGCGAACGTCAAAAATATATTTGTCAAGCGCAATCATTAAACTTATTCTTCCCACCAGATGTAAATGTTAGAAGATTAAATAACATACATAAACGTGCGTGGGAAAAAGGACTAAAGACTCTATACTACTGTCGCAGTGAGGCGATTAAGAGGGCAGAAAATATCTCTGTTAAAGTAGAGCGTAAAGTCAGAGAGGATAGCATGGAAGACGAAGAGTCATGTGTAATGTGTCAAGCATAATGCTTAGGCACTTAGATTTATTTAGTGGGCTCGGTGGATTTAGTTTAGGACTTGAGGCAACGGGAGGATTTGAAACAGTAGCGTTCTGTGATATAGAAAAATTCTCACGTAAAGTTTTAAAACAACACTGGCCTAATATAAAACAATATAAAGATATAAAGGAGTTAACGTATGAGCAAATCAAAGAAGACACGCTTGCCCCCATTGACATTATCACGGGAGGATATCCTTGCCAACCATTCTCCGTCGCAGGTAGCCAACGTGGTGAAAAAGATAAGAGACACCTCTGGCCAGACATGTTTAGGATTATCAAAGAATGTAAACCGACTTGGGTCATTGGAGAAAACGTTAGTGGACACATTAAACTCGGTCTCGACACCGTACTACAGGACTTGGAGAGTGAAGGTTACACCGTTAGGGCGTTTAGTATTTCAGCTTCGAGCGTCGGCGCAAACCATCAAAGAGAAAGAGTCTGGACTGTGGGCTACTCCGAACACAATGGATCATCTTCCACAGCGGAGTCAAGAGTCATTGATGAAACAGGCAACAACTACACGCAAAGGGAGAACAAAGCCAGGGAATCTGCGAGAGCAAGTAGATCCGAACACAGTTATGCTATGGAGGACTCCAGACAATATGGCAGGAGGATCGAATCTACCTGGTATAAAGATAGCATTGGATCAGGGACATCTGAAGAGACCCAGTGGTCAACCAATTCAAGTCAGACTAATGGATCAAGTGAGGGAGCCTCGCTTATGGCAGAAGCTACCGACACCGACAGCCAGAGACTACAAGGACTCGGGACCGAACGTGAATTACGAGAAGGCAAGACAAAAGGGACGTCTAGCTGGGAGCGCTGGTGGGAGTTTGAACCCAACGTGGGTCGAGTGGCTAATGGGATACCCAAAAGGGTGGACAGACTTAAAGGACTAGGTAATAGTTTAGTGCCCGCTATACCTTACGCAATAGGGCATTCAATTTTAGAGGAGGTATTATGATAATAGGTTTAGATATTGTAGTCACCGCTTATGTAATAACGATTACAGGTGGACTACTATTACAAGCAGCGGGGATACAATGAGTGTATTTAATTCGCGAGACTACTACAAACCATTTAAATATGAGTGGGCATTTGAAGCCTATGATATGCAACAGAAGATGCATTGGCTACCAAGTGAGGTGCCATTACACGAAGATGTAAATGATTGGAACCATCGCATGAATGATGGGGAAAAGAATTTAGTTAAACAGATACTAACATTCTTTACACAAGGAGACGTAGACATAGCGCAAGCATACATGGATGTATACATGCCAATGTTTAAACAACCAGAAATTAGAATGATGCTATCATCTATAGCTACAAGTGAAGCTAATCATGCTCATAGTTATTCATTACTTAATGATACAGTAGGCATGGATGACAGAGACTACCGTGCGTTCCAAGAGATTACAGCTATGAATGATAAGCATGAGTACTTGTGGAAAAACAAAGGGGGCACAGAAGAGGAGAAGATTGTCAGAGATATGGCAGTGTTCTCAGCATTCGGTGAAGGGCTTCAGTTGTTTGCTAGCTTTGTTATGCTGTTAAACTTTCAAAGGTTTGGTAAGATGAAAGGCATGGGACAAATTGTCGCATGGTCTATTCGTGATGAGTCACACCACGTAGAGAATATGATTAAGCTACTGCACTGTGTACTAGATGAGATGCCTCACGTATGGCATGATGACTTTAAAGCTACACTATACCAGATCTGCAGAGAGATGGTAGAGTTAGAGGATAAGTTTATTGATCTAGCTTTTGATATGGGTCCAGTAGAAGGACTAACACCAGATGAAGTTAAGCAATACATAAGACATATTGCGGACAGAAGACTCTTACAGCTAGGCTTGAAGCCTAACTACGGGGTTAAAGATAACCCATTAGAGTGGGTCGATTGGATAGTAGGGGGTGTAGAACACACCAACTTCTTTGAGAATCGTAGCACTGAGTACGCAAAAGGCGCACTTACTGGTACTTGGGATGATGCATTTTAATTAAAAAAAGTATTGACACGAGAGCCAAACTGTGGTAGTATTATAAATGAAACTAGCAATAGTTTTAAGGGGGCAGATAAGGCTGAGTAATTCTGAAGGGGGTTGTTCAGCCTTTCGCTTTTAAGGAGAGAGTATGAAAAAGATTAATAAATTTACAGAGAAAGAATTGAAAGCGTACTTAGATAAGTACCGTGCGATTCAACGTGATGCAACTAGGCGGTCTAGATCACGAGGCGAAGTAGATGTGAAGGGAGCAATCCGAGAAGCAAAAGATGCAGCATCTATGATTAACAATATTAACTATAAATTAAACCATGACACATGGTTGTATAATGATTTACCAGACGGAACCTTTATAGGTTCAAGACGAATTGTTGCATCAGGTGACAAGACTCGTATTAATAAGCTTGTTGATAATTTCGGGAGGATAATTGATGAGACTAAAGAAACATCCAGAGTATCCAGTGAAAACTAAATACGACGGGCTGGCTCAGTTCTTATATAGAAAAGCTAAGCCAACACACAAAAAGGCTCAACCATTCTGGAAGAACCTTAAACTAAAGGACAAAGACTATTGGCGAGGTCTTGCCCAAATACACAAGGAAGATTTATGACATGGACAATAGCTGTATTAGTATGCTTTCTATCGTTACCAAACGATGCACCAGATCTATGCATGCCAGCAGCAATACCACTAAAATTTGAGACGAAGGAGCAATGTATGGTAGCAAAGCAAAGCTTTGTAAACTACTTTCATCCTATTGCAATAGAGAGAGAATTAAATATGGGATTCAAGTGCGCATTCGGCGACACGAGTAACATATTATTACAGGAGATAATACATGACGGACATATTACAGGACGCAGTCAACGCCCTAGTTCTAGCTAAAGGAAATATATCCGAAGCCTCAAGGGCTTTAGGTTTACCAAGACCTACGTTAAACAGTAGACTTGAGAAAGCTAAACTTAATAACATAAAGCCAACGGTCAATGCACCAGGTACTGAGGCAGCTTTAACTGAACAGAAGATTACGTATGATCTTCAGATAAAAGAACTCAAGCAACAAGTAGATGAGTTAGCTAGAGAAAATATAACAGCCACTGCTATACGTAAGCATGTGTTTGGATTAGGTGAGCATTCACCCAAGCCACCTAAGTGGATACATAAATCCACACCAGCAAAGGGGGCACCTGGAATCCCAACGTTATTTATATCGGACTTTCATTGGGGTGAGGTAGTAACTAAATCAAACGTCAATAACTTAAATGAATACGACCGCAAGATAGGACGTAAGCGTGTAGAGTTTACAATTAATTCTGCCATCGACTTGTGTACTAATCATATGGTTAACCCTAAGTATCCTGGCATAGTTGTGCCTCTTGGTGGGGATATGATAAGTGGTAGTATACATGATGAGTTAGTGGAGACTAATGACGGAACAAGTATAGAACATGTCATTGAGTTAGTAGATGTATTAGCCTCGGGCATTACAGAACTAGCTAATGTATTCGGTAATGTATTTGTACCATGTGTTATAGGTAATCACAGTCGCATGTATAAACAATACAGACATAAGCAAGCAGTTGAGAGTAGCTTTGATTGGTTGTTATATAATATGTTGGATAAGTATTTCTCTAATGATAAGAGAGTTACATTCTTAATACCTACATCATATGACGCATACTATAAACTTTACAATACTAGTTACTTACTTACACATGGTGACAGACTAGGTGTACGTGGTGGCTCTGGTATTGTGGGGATGCTCGGACCTATAGCACGAGGTGTGCAGAAAGTCAAGGCGGAATATGCTAATCAAAAGAAACCTATTGACTACGTGTTGATGGGTCACTTCCACCAGTATATATCTTTGAAAGATGCTATAGTAAATGGCTCAATCAAAGGGTATGATGAGTACGCTTTATCTGGTAGGTTTGCCTATGAAAAACCACAACAAGCTTTATGGTTTACACACCCTACATATGGTATAACTTTCCAAGTACCTGTACAAAGTGAGCCACATATATCTAAAAAACCTACAGAATCGTGGGTATCTTGGGGTAAGTAAGGGGTTGCATTTGCCCCCTTGTTATGGTATACTAGTAGATTACTAAGGAGTAGACATGGAAAATGAAATTAAAAATCCTTTAACACCAAACGTTGAGTTTGAATTAGGGATAGTAAAAGTAGGCGGAGACGCTGTAAAGGTTGAAGAACCTAAAGAAGATAATGAAGAAAAAAAAGCTTAACATAAAGAAAGCTATTAAAAAACCTGGTGCATTACGTAAAGCATTAGGTATTAAAGCAGGTCAGAAAATACCTGCATCAAAATTAAACAAAGCGGCTAAAGCTCCTGGCAAATTAGGACAACGAGCACGCTTTGCAAAAACTTTAAAAGGATTTAAGTAATGCCTTGTATTAATTGTGGTCATGAATGTCATTGCAGTAGCGGTGGCTCTTGTTGTGGTGGGCAGTGCGAATGTTGCAACTGCGAGCACAAATCAGATAATGCTTAAAGATATAATAGGTGGTATAGCTAATCTCTGGACTAGAGATAATGATGAAGCTGAACAACCTACAATGTTTAATAACCCAGGCAACATAGAGATTGGTCAGGGTTATGCAGGAGAAACTGGAGATACATATGCAGATAGATTTGCTGTATTTGATTCACCTCAGATGGGAGTGCGTGCTCTTGGGAGAGATCTTAAGACAAAGATAAAAAGATTTGATGGAGATTTATTTTCTATCATTAATCAATTCGCACCTGATAATGAGAATGATACAAACAACTATTATGAATATGTTAGAGATCAAGTTGGCTCTGATACTATAACAGAGAACGATTTGGGCGCAGTAGTAAGGGCTATAATAAAAATGGAAAACAAACCTGAAATTGCGGCACAATATCTAGATGATTCAATAATTAATGAAGGTCTAGAACTTGCTCAAATGAGCTTTGATGCAGGGATATCCTTGGATGAAGCTCGTGAACTTTTAATGAAAGGTTAACATGAAACTTTTAAAAGATACGTGGTCATGGATTAAAGAATGGAACGAATGGGGAATGAAGGACTGGCTAAAAGCTGGTATCATTTGCGCAATTGTTTTATTCATTGTTTATAACATGACAGCAGGCGGACCTCCGTCACCATAACAACTAACCGATGCCCCTTCGGGGGCATTACTTAAGGAGATAATATGCTAGGTGGATTACCAGTAGAAATGATTACGATGTTAGGCTCATCTTTATTAGGTGGGTTCATGTCAATATGGTCGCAAAGTATTAAAGCGAAACAAGACGAACAAAAAATGTTATTAGCGAGAGCTGATAATCAGATGAAACATATTGATAAGGCTCGTTCTTTTACTGATAAAGGATTTACATTTACAAGAAGAATAATAGCATTATCTGCCGTCGGCGCTATCATTGTATGGCCTAAGATTGCCCCAGTATTTTTTGATACCACTGTTGTATTAACGTGGACAGAATTTACTAGAGGTTTTTTATTTTTAATTGAAAGTAAAGAAGTAGTAATGGATAAAACATTTAATGGTTTAATTATTACACCATTAGATACTCACTTGATGAGTGCGATTGTTGGACTTTACTTTGGTGGTAGCTTAGTTAAAAGATAATTACTCAAGACCTAACGCTTTTCTTTGCGTTATATTTTTCTGTATATTTAATCCGCTTTGATTAGCAATTCGTATATCATTATACACTGCTTCTAATGCTGACTCAACTAGTCTTTCTAAGTCTGGGAAAATCATATTCTCTATATCTTGTTTAGCATTCCATGCAAACAAATCTCTAGTCAATTCATTTAATCTTATCTGACCTTTAGCTGATAGACTACTATCACCTATCTTAGCACCAACAAATATATCTCTGTATGCATTTGTAATTTGTGCATTAACTTTTTTTCTTTTATTACTATTACGAGTTTGATTTAATCTCTCTTGGTATAAAGCTTCACGTGATCTCTTTGCTCTAGCTGAACCAAATCCCATAGCTTGATACATAGTTTCAAATACACTTGCGTCATCTACTAATACACTACCGTAATTTGTTTCAACAAATCCTTTACCTAATGATTGATCATAAGCTTTGTATAAGTTACGTACAAATAAAGGTGACGATTTAAATGCTACATCAACTAAAGATTCTCCTTCACGTATAGCTTGGCTACCTTCTCTGATGGCTGTCATAAACACAGAGCCAGGTGCCCCCGCAAAATCTGCTGGGTTACCGCCCGGGGTTAAACCTAACAGTCCTGCTATTGCACGTATCTGTTGTGAACCTGGTACATTACCTAAAGATATACGACGTTGTACATCTATATTTAAACTAGCTTCTATTAAACCATTTTCCATTGCATTAATTAATCCTGCGCCAAAGCCTGCTTCATATAACATTTCTCTCATAGCCGCACGCATATCAGTTTTTAATCCTGTTCCTACGATAGGTGCTTTTTCAATCATCCAGTTAGCTACTTCTTCTGCATCATCTGATCCTGGTAATCCAAAGATACCGCCTGTCAATACAAGCATCAACATAATTTTAGCGAATGCTTTTCTTCCCGCAGCTTTTTGTTCTGGTGTACTGCCTTTAGTTAATAGTCTATTCATTAAGGCAAACATCTGCCCAATATATGTTTGGAATAAGGCAGGTACAGCCATGAAGCCACGCATAATTTGTGGTCTATTCATCTTACCATACACACCAAACGTATCATCAATCATAGTACGTGCTATAATCTCTGGTGTTAATACCCCACCATTATCATTAATCATTCCTTGTACTATTTGATCTCCTTCAAACATTTTGTAGAATCTGTCTCTAACTTCCGGGTCTTGTGCTAATCTATATGTTGCCATGTATGCAGTCAATCTAGATATAGCTTCCATTGTATTAAATGGTCCTCCAATAACCATAGTTTCAAAATTACGTAATGCAGTTTTTTCATCTAAAGTTTTTACACCCGGATCTTGTCCTGTTTCTTGCAGTGCTTGACCTTGTTTAATGTAATGAGGCATATCATTTAGTATAGCTTGCTTAACATCTTCTGGAGTTTTATTCCAATCTATAAAGACATCACCGTATTCATTCTCTGTAAATGATAACATAGCTGTAGCATCTGCTAATGCTTTAGTTAACTGTGTACCAGCTTGAGTTGTACTAGTAAACTGTGATAGTATAGGTCCTGTAAATTGTACCGCTGAGAATATTTGTAAGAAAGCAGATGATAAGTTGCCCCCTAAGTACCACCAGAATCCTAGTCTTCTTATCTGTGCAAACTCTTGATGAGGATCATTGCTGTAGTTCCACCACTTATCTAAAGCAATACCCATTTGTTTATCATTACTTTCTTTTACATACTCTTCTAAAACTTTTTTCTTTTCTTCAGCCTCGTTCATAAATCTACTACGTGATGCATACCTTGCACCCATGTAACCAAACTGATTAGCAGCTCTAGCAAAGTCAGGACTATATCCTGGTACACCACCTACTCTTTGTCTTGGTACAAAGAACTGATCGAAGTCTGCAATGTTTTTATTATTTTTAATTAAATCATTTAACTCACCTTCAACAGCTTTAAATATTTCTGCTTTAGGATCACTCAAGTATTGCGCTACATCTACTATAGTAATAGCACCTTGTCTTAATTGTTCTTTTAATTTATCTTCATTTAATTCCATAACAGGTCGAACTTCTACACCTACATCTTCTCTGTACTGACTAGTAAATCTTGCTCTAGCTTCATCCGCCTCTTTTTTAGTTTCGTAATGCTGACGACGTAACAAGTACTTAGGATTTAAAGTTACATACTTACCTTTATATTTAAATGCCCCCTTGTCTGTAGCCTCAGCTTTATTATATTGCTCTTGATTTTTATCTACAATACTTACAACAAATTTACCGTATCTCATAAGAGGTACATAGTCTGCTCGTTTAAAGTCTTCAAACTTTTTAAGTTGTGCGGCTAGTTTAACTAAACCTACTTGTGCTCTGTCAGTTACTACTTCATTATTATCTATACCTAATAAACTTTGTATTTCTGCTATTTCAATTGGAGTTAATGCTGATCTGTCTACAAATTCTGCATCACTATTTTCTAATAATCTTCTTAAACCTTTTACTAATTGTATTACTTCACCATACTCCATGTTCTCAATCATTTCATTAGTCATGTCAGGTGGGAAGTTAGGTACATATGCTTCTGATAAGGCTACACCTTTGTGAAAATTTAATTTATTAATAGCAGATTTTATTTGTTCTACATAACCACCAGCTATCATACCTCTTACTTGCTCTTTAGCCATGTACATCATAGCTCTTTGATAATCCATATAAGCTTGAGCCGCATCACCTTCTAATATAATAACTTCGCCAGGAGATATTTCTAATCCTTCAGGGCTGTTAGCAGGACTAGCATCCATAGGTGCGCGGAAAATTATTCTACCTTCTGTGTCCATTGTAAATCTTTGATCAGGATAATAAGTAGAGATAGCTTGTGCTCTATATATAAGTTCACGAAGTACATCATCTTGAATTATTCTATTATAATTATTTAATATACGTTGGTAGTTAGCTTGTATTCTTTTAGCTCTAATAGTCATGTCTTCTACGACACGCCATACTCTTTCAAAGAATGCATTGTCTTTAGCCCACTCTCTAATAAATCCAGCTATTCTACTAAACTTGCTAAGTTTATTTGGTGTAAGAGTTGTAGTATCTTTATCATAAAGCTTAACTTCTTCATCCATAGCCTTGCCCATCTTAGCATTAAGGGCACGTCTTTGTTGCCTGTTCATAGGCTTGTACCTATCAACTGGTTTTTCGCCAGGTACAGGTTGCCATTGATTCATAGCCATCATGTTCGGTTGACGTATACCATACGTCCCGTCATTGTATACAGATTTAAATTGTTGTGGTTCAAATGCTACAAAAGAATCTTGTACAGGATTGTCTAATAATAATTTAATTTCTTCATCAGTAAGTAAAGTATTATCTTTTTGTGCTTTACTTCTTAAAGCTTTATATTTATCTTCACCTATGTTCTTGTATACTACACCATCATAACCTTTATCTTTTAATTTTCTAAGAATAATATTATAACTTGCTTGTCTTGGTTGTTCTCTAACTTCACTAATCATATTACCTTCGTCATCAAACGGAAAAGGTATACTATCTATTTGTGATCGCATGGTAATAGATTCTCTTTCAGAAATTATTCCATCTTCTAGCATATACGCTATCATATCATTTTCATCCCATGATAACATATCAGGCATACGATACGGATTTTTTATATTTAAGAATCCTTTAAAAACAAAATCATTTCCTCCAGAATATTGGTTCTCTTTAAAGTAATCTATAACATTTTGATCAGGAGTAAAATGATAACCAAAGTCTGCTGTTTCTCTAAAAGTAGTGAAAGGAACTAGTTGTCTTGGTGCTCTATCATTTGTTTTAGTTACTCTTATAATTCCATTCTTTACTATTACATTATTTTTACCAAATACTTTTCTAACTAAAGGTACATACTCATTTAATGATTTATTATTTTGCCATCCTTTAGAAGTTTGTTTACCTTGTCCAGTTTTGTTTCCTTCGTATACACTTATGTAAGCTACACCTCCAACCTTTAAAGCATTATATGCTTGTTCTAAAGTTTGCATTTGATTTGCTTCTTCTTGTATAACATTTAATACATTATTAATAGTTACAGTATCAGCTTTGCCATCAGCTCCTTTTTGTACAGCATTTTTATTATGCTCATCACTTCTATTAAAAGGATCATATACAATGTTTGTAACATTATAATCTTCTAAAAAATTTGTAGCATTATCAAATCTTCCACCACCAATATCAAAGTTTATTCCACCTTCATCAAAAAAATCTAACCATACTTCTTCTCTAGCTAATTTATTAAAAGCTGCAGGAAGTCTAACTTGATTAATTGAAGTATCAGCACTAGAAAATTCTTGTAATCCTGTCTGCCATAGTTTAACATTTACAGGTTTGGGTTGTGAATCTCTTGTATCAAGAGTGATATGGTATACAATCAAGGGGGCACCTTTTGTGTCAACGATTGCACTAGGTCTGCCACCACTATTAAACCATTTAAAGAATTGTTTAACATTAGTTATGTTAGGTTGTTTTGTAAATAAAGCTCTAGTCTTAGGAACGAATCCTCTTATGTCTGCTCCACTGTACGGATTTTTAACTATAATACTTGTTGCATTATCGCCTGTTAAATATACATTAGTTGTACGTTGCATGCTTTCGTAACGTGCCCCCACTAATCCTAAATCTATTGCGTTAAATATATTAGCAGCTGTATCAAATCTGTTACCTGTTAATGCATTACCTAATGCTATTAAGTATTGTTTAAGTCTATTAAATGCTTTAGCGATTGGTCCACCAGTTTGGTATCTGCCTGTCATGTATTCAGCAAAAGCATCAGAGATAGCTTCTTCTATTTGTGTAGCTCTATCTAATTCTGGATGACGCTCTGCTATTTTATATTGTTTAATCCATCTATCTTTTGCAGCTTCTTCTAAAGCTAAGTATTCATTCTTTGTAAAGAATCCTTCTGTTCTAAGTAAGTGCATAACCTCATGATGTAACACGTAGTTAAGAGAATCATTTCTATTTAAGTTAGGTCTAAGTTGTGGTACTGCATTGTATGCTACCTGTACACCTCTCTCGCCCAAGATAAATTTACCAGCCAATGCTTGACCATCTTGTTCTATCCAAGGTAGTAAATCTATTTTAACATCTAAGTTCATACCAGATATAATCTGCTTCATAGTCTCTAAAACTTTAGGAGCATTGTCAGCAAAGTCATCTTGTAACCTAGGTTCACCTGCATTCTTAGCCCATAGTTCATACTTACGTATATATGATGTAGGTTCAGAGAAAGAAAAGTTTCTTGTTTTCTTTTCAATTCTTTTTAATCTTGCATCTCTTGTAGTTAACGTACCCCATTCTGTAGATAGCACGGGTTCTTCATTAAATGTCATTAACAATTCATTTAATCTTACACGTCCTTTATCTATATTAGATACATGAGTTTCATATATTGCTATTTCCTCAGGGTCAGTTAATCTTTGTATTTCTTCTAACGCTACACGTCTAGCTACAGGACTGTACGTACCTACAATCTTACCATTGTGCATAATGACATGAGCTTTTCTTTTAATTCTATCAATTTGTCTTTGAGTAGCATTAGCTTTAGTCATATCGTTAGATAATAAGTAAGCTGACTTTTCTCTTTTTAATTGTGCTAGTTGTTTACGTTCTAATCCTGTTATCCAAGACCATCCTTTTGGATCAAGTAAATGTAATAACTCTCTTATTTGTCTAACTCTATCACCTACTGGTGTGTCAAAGATACCTTCACCTAATTGAGATTGTCTTTCTTCAGGTGTTAAAGGTTCAATAATATTTTCACCTGTTATTATTTTTTCTTTACGTTCTCTTATACCTTTTGTTTCAGTTTCAAATCTAACTTTATCATTTAGTATTTGTTCTAATCTTCTACGTCCTCTAGTTAATTTACTATTACCGATAACTGTAGTATCATCTACTAAGTCTTGTATATATGACTGACCAAATTCTCCATTGTATCCTAGTTCATTTAATTCATTTCGCTCATCTTTTGTTAACTGATTACCTTCATTCTCTACATATTCTTGTAGTGTATTATATCTTTGTTGTTGCCAACCTTCATTCTCAAAAGCATCTTTTAAATCTTCATCTGCTATAGCATCATACTTACTGTAAAATCCATCGACAGTTCCTATTGCTTCTTCTTTAGGTAACTCTGCTCCATTTTCCCAGTCACCATCTTCATAGAACATAGCAAATCTAGGTTGTCTAACTCTATGATTCTCATCCCATATAGTATATAAAGTTTCTTGATTTCTTTGTTCTTCTCTTTGATTTATTAATGTAGCTGTATTGTCGGCTACCCATTCTTCTTTTTCTTGAGCTAAGTATTCATCAACTGCTTTATCAGTATCAGTAGCTACGTATCCTTTTTGCTTCCAAGATTTTTTATTTTTTGCCCATGACTCTTGAACTTCTTTAGCATCTAAGTTTACATCTTGTGATTCTTCTTGATCATAATTAAATCCTGCACTGTTATTAAACTTGTTATTATTAATAGTACCATTATCTAATCTTAGTATAGAGTTTTTTCTACCCGCTGGTACAAATACATCTGCTTTACCACTAGTACCTTCAAGTAAAATAAATTCTTCATTACCTATTTTAGTATCACCTATTACAGTATAGATAGGCGTTGGATTATTAGTAGGATCACCTTGATCAAAGCTTTCGTTACTTGGTTGTTGAGTTGGGCCAGCTATTATTTCTGAAACAGGAGCACCTGTTAATGTTACTGTATCTCCTACTACAAAACTATCATATAAACTTTCATTATTTCTTATGTCACTATTAACAATTGGCACTATAACACGTTCACCACCAGCATCTATAGTTATATCTACGCTAGGTCCTACTCTTAATGCTTGAGCTGTACCACCCACTACACCAAACGGACCACCACCTACAGCACCAGCCGCCGCCGCTTCTCCAATACCTTTCCAAAAATCTGCACTAGAATACATCTCACTTAATGATCTACCGCTTTCAATCTCTTGACCTGTAGAAGTTACTGCTTCTTGGATTGATTCCGCCGTTGCTTCACCCGCTGATGAAACACCAATGCCTTTACCTAAAGCTTTTAATCTGTCACCCCTAGCTGCACCTTTAATTGTTTTATTTATTGAATATTTTCCACCATCTTTTATTATCTTTTCAAGTGCCCCCTTGACTGCGGTAGGTGATGTCTTTCTAATCAGTGTATCTAATAATAAATTACCAGCACCGAATGCACCTTCTGCCGCCGCGTATGGTATACCTGCGGCTAATGCAATTGCTACATTAGGATCATCTGATTCTGCTAATTGGTTTACATACGTATCACCAGCACCAAAGCCGTAACCTGCCGCCATGAATCCAAGACCAGACATAGTAGTAGCTCTATTAAGAGCACCACCTATTATACCTTTACCTGTTTGTCCAATTAATCCTTGAGTAAATGCTTGACGTAATGCACTTGTACCAGCTTGTTTTGCTATAAGACCAGCACCGATTGCTCCAGCTCCTACACCACCTGTTACTATACCAGCCAATACAAATGGAATAGTTGTTACTAAACCTTCACCCAGCTTAGCACCAGCCCATTCTAAGAATGCACTGAACTCTTGTTCACTTTCAAATACTTGTTCGAGAGATTGAAATCTAGGTTTAACTTCACCGCCTGCACCTCTACGCCATTGATGTGCAGTTTGATCTAGTTGATATTGCTTGACTGCTTCTATTGCTTGTTGTTGTAAAGTCTCTGCACCGAATGCATCATAGATTGTAGCCATAGCACCTTGACCTATTTGTTTCAAGGTATCTATAGAAGACTTAGCGCCTGCTACAAATGCATTATCATTGAGATTATCTTCGTCTAATAAATAGACAGGGTCTAGGCCAAACTTATAAGCAAAGCCTTTCTCCGCCATAGCGGTTTCTATCTTTTCACTTTTTAGGAGATCTTTTATTTCTTCATTGGATAATGAAGCGTCTACTTTTATTCGTGGTGCACCTGAGTCACCAAATGTAATATACTTTACTTGTGTCATTCGTTACCTTACTTAGTATTCAGAGCGTTAACTCTTAGGGTTATTTTAATGTTGTTGCGTCTATCTCTTCTGTTATTACTTCTCCACTAGAACCGTCACCAGCTAAATAGATTGCGTTTGATTTAATTGCATCCATTAATATTCCTGCTGTTACGGGATCAGTTGCTTGTAAAGCTTGTGCATAAGTAAACAATGTACTTATAGAACTAGCTTTAGCTGAGGTTAAATCTTTAACCGCAATTTGTTTTAACATTTTAGCGTATTCTGTATCATAATCTTCCGCTTTAATCTTTCCTGCACGTATTTGTGCTCTGATAATACTAGACGCTTCTGCTTGTGCGTCTGTCATATATTGTCTTGGATCAATTAATTTGTTTGTTTCTGCCATAGTTTTCATAGCATCGAGTTGGGCTTTTTGTCTAGCTATATCTGTAGCTTCTGCTACTTTTAAATTATCTCTAACATTTCTTTGTGCTCTAGCAAATCTATTACCGTATGCATCTGCCCCTGTTCTAGTTTCTAACATAGCATCAGCAATGCCACCGAGTATAGCGTCACGTTTATCTGCGTCGTTAAACATAGTTTGCATTCTTCCTCTAGGTGTATCTCTAAAAGCTGCTTCTTCTTCTAATTTTTTATCTCGTTCCGCTTGTTCAATTTCTGTAGCAGTTAACAAACCACGAGTTAAAGCTGTCTTGTTTTCTATACCTTCTTTATCACCAGCAACTTCCATCATGTTAGGACGTCCACGCATACTAGCGTTATCATCTTTACCACGATTAGGAAATAATTTCTCTATATCAGCTAGGATTTTTTGAGATTGTGACTCATCTACTTTACCTAGATTATATCTACTAGGTTCTCTAGATTTTGCTAATTCAAACATATAATCTTTATACGTAGCATTTTCTGGTAAACCTTTGTACTCGTAGCTTTCAGTACCTACTACAGTTTCGTTAAACCAATCCTTCCAACCTTGTAAATTTAAATCATCAGCATAAAGAAAAGGATTAGATCCTGTAACTTCTGGATTTTTCCAATTTTCTTTGCTATGTTTAATACCTAATTTATCTATAATTGAATCTGCCATATATTATCCGAAAGGTTTCCAGCCTAAGCCAGCCGCAATGTTTGCCGCACTTGCTCCAAATCCTAATGCAGATTCAAAGAAGCTAGGTTGTGAAACAGCTGTGTTAGTTGTTGTTGCTTTTTGATTTGGATCAGCTGATAGAATACCACTTAAGAAGTTAAGTTGATCTTTAGGATACATCTTCTCTTCTTGGAAGTTCTGATAAGCTAAGTCTAATGCTCTTTGGTTTTGACCTTGAGCCAACTGTCCTATACCTAATTGATTTTGTACGTCACCAAAACCTAAGTTCTGTTGTTGCTGTGCTAGTGTGCCCATACCAATTGCCCCCTTTAGCTGTTGCTCTTGAGCAAATTTAGAAGTATCAACTCCTTGTTTATATGCTTCCGCCTGTGCTTTAGCATACAAGTCACCAATACCTGATGTTAAATTCTTTTGTCTTTCAGCTTCTTGTATAGCAAATCTCGTAGAATCTAATCCACCTGATTGAGCCGCACTTGCCGCTAGTTTTTGTTGTTGTATTGCAGACTCATCTTTCATTTTTTGAGCCGCTATATCTGCTACTTGCGTCATATAAGGATTCATGTATCCTGTTATTTGCGCTTGAGTAGGTCCGCCCGCCGCTCCTGTTGCCGTGTTGTAAGCTTGCTGTCCTTGGAGTGTACTAATGCCACCCATACCAAGACCTTGTTGCATAGCATCTAATTGCGCTTGATTAAAGCCTGCTATACGTGGATCTGTATAAGGTATATAGTCTTCACCAGCTACATCCATTGCAGCCCCAACCATATTTGCTCCTGCTTTCTTTAAGTAATCAGGTAGTTGAGTTGACTCCGTAGGCATCATTTCTGGTGAGCCTGGTTTAAATAAAAAATCAAATAGTGCCATAATTAACCGTACAATTCTAAAGGATCTAATCCCATAGCCTTTCTTCTTCTTCGTTGATATTCGCTGAAAGGTTCTAATCCAATACCTTCACCTGTTGTGCCCTCTGTCATATACTTAAGTATGTCTGATTCTGTTCTAGGGGCTGTTCTATACTGAGCTACGTCTTGAGTAGGATCAGTTCTAAATCTTCTTTGTAATGGCACATCTATTTCTTTATCACCTGTACGTGGACTAGTATACTTCATAGTCTGTGCTTCTTCATCTATTACACCATCTGGAGTTTCAACAACTTCTTCTTGTGTTTCCTGCATGAATCTTGGGCGATTGTTTTGATTACCCCCTCTTTCTTGAGCTAGTAATTCTCTACCTTGTTGAATAGCTTGTGTGTTAGCTTTAGTAAATGCAAGTTTACCTTGAGCTTGTGCTTCCGCCATATCTTTAAAGTCTAAAGATGACACAGGTTTGTTTTCACTCCAATACTTATCAGGATTTAATCTTCTTTCTAAATCAGAACCTTCAGGAACTTTACCTGACATTATTACATCTTTCATAGTTCTCATTTCGTTAGGGTTACCTGTATCTCCTGGAAGTAAATCACTATACTCTTTAGTAAATCTATCAAAGTCATCTTTCATTAAATTTCGTTCTCTTTCAGTGTCTCCTTTAAAAGTACCATCCTCATTAAAGTATTTGTTTTTCATAATAGCTTTGTAGTTATCATCTGTAAAACTTTCTTCAGTAGGTTTAGATATTTTATCCATAAGAGTACCAAAGGCACCACCTGATAATATCTTATCTAGAAAACTACCTTTTTCTTTTTCATCTTTATCTTTCTTATCGTCATCACCAAAACCAAAAACATCTCCTAATCCTAAATCTTTAAATATATTAACAGTACCTTTTGCAACTCTAGATCCTAAAGTTGCTAAATCAACACCCATAGTTGCTACAGTATTTAATGCTTTAGTTATTTCATTTTCATCACCACTTGCCGCCGCATCATCTAAAATTTTAGTTGCTTCATCTTTATCTTTTTTATTAGTAGTTACAATTCCTCCAGGAGGTGCTGAAGTATCTGCTGGGTCTCTACCTAAAGCTTCTCTTCCTGCTATCTCAGCTTCAGTAACTACATCTGAACCTGTTCTATCTCTAAATTCTTGTCTCTTATCTTGTCCTGCTTGAGTGGACGTGTCTATTGTTACTCCTTGATCATCTCCATAGCTACCACTATAATTACCACCAGCTCCTTCGTTAGCTGTGCTACCACCACTTACTGTGGTGTTACCTTTATCGTCAGTTGAAGTAGACCAGTCATCTAAACTTTGTATACCACCTGGGCCTTGGTTAGGTTGATTGCCTTCTAATGAACCATGCATGTTAGCATTAAGTAACATTTGTTTCTCTGCATCTGTAATATATGCTAGTTGTGTTGAAGGTGCATCCGCGTGTGACTTTGATCTTATTGGAACAGTAACTTCAGGTTGATCACCTAAGAAATTAATTACACCAGCTTGTTCAACTGCTCCTTCCATATTAGCAATATCATATGGTGTTAATCCTTTTCTCGGACCCATACCTCTAAGCATATCGCCTTGTCTTAATCCTGCTTTTGCCATTTGCATAAACTCTGGTGTCGGCGCTTTCTGGCTAGGTAGCTCATAGATGCCCCCTATACCTTTGTTTGCTTGTCCACGTAAAGCTTTTGCTAACATAGCCGCACCACCCACAGGTACTTCATTAGGTTTTACAACCATATTTCCGCCTGATACTGGTCCTGCTAATGCTTCAGTCTCGGACATTTGCCCTAACATTTCTACTCCTGATGCCATATTCTTTATATTATACCTTATTTATTATTGAAAGTAAAGGGGGCATAATACTATACTCCCCTCAATTCGTCACTTATTTCCATTACAGATATCAATACATTAGCCGCAACTGATGTATCTATCTTTAATATGTCTGCTGATTCTAATACTATTGGCCCTTCTGATACAGCATTAACTGTCACTTTAGTAGTAAAATCCGAAGCGGTAAAGTGTTTAACTGTTCTAGCTGTAACTCCTGCGCTAGTATCTACAACTTTAATGTCTACTGTACCAGCCCCACCTGTTGTATTATAGATAGTAAAGCCTTTAACAATAGCCATATATTTTAGTAATGATGTACTGGTTGGACAAGTATATACTACTTGATCTGAGCCAGTTGATGTTACGTTATTTAAACTGTTTTTATATTCTATAGCCATTAACTTAAAAACCACTCCATTGATTGTTGTTCATCTTTGCTTGCAATTCGTACAGGTGTTTCAGTTGTACTTGCATCACGTAAACGTAAGATGTTTATTAATGCATCATATGTTCTTGCACTAATTGTATTCTCTTGTCTTTCTCTATATGAAAGTTCTGGATAAACTCCTTTAGTATATAGTCCCATTATCTCATACCATCAGCTTGTGCTTGCATACGCCATGTACCTAATCGCCAACCTATATCTGTAGTGTCACTATAGTATTTAGATTGGAATGATCTACCTCTAGATCTTAAATTTAATTTACCTTTTGTTTCTGCTAAAGTAAAAGGTCCTTTAGTTGTTTCAGATGTATTAGGATATAGTTTTGATTTCATTTGAAACTTTATTTCTTTTGTACCTGTACCTGTAAAAGTTGTATCAGGAACAATTTTATTTACAAAGTAAATACTATTACCAGCTTGATCTCCTGTAAAGAAACCTGTTTCTATAAAAGCAGTAATTGCACTTGTCTCATCATTAAAACCATTCTCTTGATTGAATACAAAACCAGTAGAGTTTGTTGCTATTGGGAATGTAAATATACCAGCGTCATGCCATGCAGTTCTTGATAAAGAACCTATTGACCATGTGTTATCTATGTAGTTGTATATGACATACTTATCTACTTCTGTTTGTCCTGCAGACGGGTAGAACCACCATATTTCGTTGAACTCAATTATCTCTGCACTAAATACTTTTTCTCTTTGTGTTTGGTTAAAGCTATCAAATACATGATTAAGTACTGGACACTTTAAAGTTTTAACTGCACCATCGTAAGCATAGAAGTTATCTACTCCCATCCAGAATGCACCACCTTCAATCATAGCTGGTGAGTTTTTAGATATAGTACCTGATGCTTCACCCAACTGTTGGAAAGAGAAAGTAAATGGAGGACCTGTAAACTGCATACTGTACATGTCTACGTCTGTCCATAGTACCATTTGACCACGAGCTTTTGCTGCGGCTTCTATGTTAGTTCCTGTACCAAGTCTAGTTGCCCCTGCTGTATTAGTTATTTGTGTATTCCAATCAGATAAACTTTCTTGTGAACACCATCTAACTGTCATACGATCATAAGTTGCTGAACCTTCTGGATCAGAACCAAAGACTACTACATGTCTATCAGGTGTAGATACTAATACTACCCCAACCTTAGTTGGAATAGCAGATGCGTCACCACCTACACTTGTAACATATTGTCCTAGAGTTGATCCTCTGTATGTAGAAGGTGCGGCGATAAATGCACTTATATCAAAATAATATAATGTATCTTCTCCACCACCTATACTTGCGAGTATGTCTTCACCCCATGCATCCATTGTCCATACACGTGGTGATAATACAACTCCTGATGATGATCTGGCTGTGCCCCATGTGCTGCTCGACCAAAGACCTGCGCCAAATCCGAAACCTGTTAAACCGTCAGACGGTCCATTACTTACTAAATATCTAAGAACAACTGCACCACCACCTGTTTGTGAACCAGCAGAAGCTGTACCTGAAATACTAGCTCCTGTGCCTGCTACAGCAGTTAAGGTGTATTGAGTTGCACTTACATATGTAGCTAGATATTCTCCAGCTGTGATAGTTATACCATCAAATGTTCCTGAAGCAATTGAAGATATGACAATACGAGAAGGAGGACTAGTTTGTGCTATTGTGTTACCTGCATCGGTAACTGTAATTGTAGATGAACCAGCTGTTCCTGTTGTAAAAGGATTAGTTAAATTTACATCAGCTGTTTTGTAAGGAGTAACGTCTTGAATGACGCCACCTTGCTCACAGTAAACGTGAGTGCTTGTGCCAAAGAGTACCATTTTACGGCCATCTTTATCTCTATGAGGGAAAATGTTTCTAGGTACACCAGACATAGCGCTAGTGCTTGAATCTCTTTTCTTCCAGCCACCTATCTTCTCCGCTTGATCGTACTTAAAGCGTACCTTATCTGCGCTTGTATATCGAAGACCTGCTTGGTAATCTGTTATCTCAGTTACTACTCCTGCAGGGGCCGTTAAATCTACTAGTGGCATTTGCCCCCTTTACTGTTGTTTAGAGTTTATCCATCTCAGCTTTGACTGCTGCCCATGTGATTTCTGAATGAGGATTTGTTGTAGTTGTGATAGCAATACCATTACTATCTTCTCCAGTAACCCAACCTATATTATTATATAAATCTTCTGTTAATGATGTTTCATTTGTATCATCTATTAAAGTCCATTGAACATTAGGTTTTAAAACTTCCAATGCTTTGTGTAATTTAATTAAATCAATCATGCCGCAATCTCCATAAGTATAACTTGTGCTTGAATAGAACTACCTCCAACATTAACACTACCAGTTGATGAAGTGTTTCTTCTTGCGTATAATGTGTAATCAACAGCATTTGTTGTATTATGTGTTGTATCCATAAAAGTAATTTGTGGTGTATTGTAAAAAGTTCTTTCACCACTACTAACCCCTATACCCCAAGAAACTGAGGCATTAGCTGGATAAAATTCAGAAAATCCACCACCATTTATTTGTCTATAGATAGCTAATTGACTTCTAACTGCTGAGCCACTAGCTTGATAAATATGACTTCTAAGATTAAAACAAACAAATATTTTTGAATTTGTTGCACTTGGAGTTATTTGGTCAGTATAATTGGAAGCTGTATAAGTTTCTGAGTTATGTGCAGATTGACTTGTAAATAAAGCTGTTTGAGTTTGTAAAAGTTTACCAGAAGTAAAACTTGTAGCACCTGTACCGCCGTTAGCAGTAGGTAGTGTGCCAGTTACTTGACTAGTTAAATTAATGTCGCCAGTTAAGGCTGATGTTTTTACTGTTGTTAGTGCCATATTATGTGTCTCCTATTCGTATAAAAGTTGCGTAGTTTTTTATTGGCAATCCACTACCACCTTGCATGGATAAACCACCTGCGTCAGAAGATTGTGCCATAAACTTAACCTTACATTGTGAGGTATCAGTAATATCTACAATAACTTTGTTTGAAGTATTACCATAAGCATTACTGGTGTCTTGTAAATTAGTATAAGATTCAGATAATTGATTATAAGTAGAATCATCTGTTGTCATCCAAATACTTGTACCAGCATATTGTACTAAATGATTTGATCTTTTAAGATAACCAATAAATTCAATAGAATAATATCCAGTTTGACTAAAACTAAATATTCCACTGCTTGAAGAAACATATGTTTCTATATTACCTAAACCACTTCCAGATGAACGAGTAAAAGGAGTTAATAATGTCCAAGTATCTGCACTTGCTACAGAAACAGTAGCAGTTTGATGATGCTGTTCAGCGTTTGTAATACCTATACCTGATGCTGATCCTGCAACACTAAGCGTTGCCCCTGATGGTATCGTGATTGTATCTCCTGAACTACCAATCTCTAAAGCTGTTCCGCTTTGTGGATCTACTTTATCTACTAATATTGTACTAGCCATTGTTAATTCCTTTTAAAATATTTATCATGTTATTACCTTAAATCCTGTAAAAAATGTACTAGATGCAGCTGAAGCAATATTTTGATTTTGTTGTCCTTGACCATTGTGATAAACATTAAAGTCAATGACATCATTAACTGCCAAATCTACTGTTGCACTAACTTGTAAATCCAAATCTTTTGTCGTAGCACTATAATCAACAAGCCTATGTCCTGCTAAATCACTATTATTTTTTTTAATATATACTTGTGAAAAATATAAATCTGAGTCATGCGCCCAAATTTGAAGTATTCGTACATGACCATAAAAAAAGTACTTCCCCGCCTTTCCTGACGGAACTGTAAAATTATAGTTACTCGTATTCCACGCTGAATCTGTATCCCAATCTTCCGTAGCGAATGCTAATTTAGTTGTAGTTTGATTTGCAACAGTTTGGTCACCAGACAATCTTACTTTAAAACTAGGAGTATTAGCTTCTCCAAAGCCCGTAGCGGTACCAGCGTTAGCAATCGTCACCCCTGATGGGATGCTTACCGTATCACCTGACGTACCAAGCGTTAGCGTGGTTGCTGTCTTTGGATCTACTTGATCTACAAATAATTTACTCATTTAATTCCTTTAAGACTTAGGGTTAGCATCTTTGATCCCTTGAATACGTGATTTCCACGCGTCGATATCTTTAAATATCTCATCAAGCTGATCGCCAATATCACCATAAGCCATTTTTCTTGTATACCTTACAGTATTGTTTGTCTCTTCTGTGTTTCCAGCCGTATCATGTGCTGCTAAATCGGAGTCAGATGGCTGTGCCAATCCGTCAACGCTCCAGCTTGCTATGTACGGGCCTTTACCGTCAGAGTCATCCTGTAAAGATACGTTACCCCCTTGACCGAAATCAGCAGTTTTGCTGTTTGCGATACAATAAAGACTAATCTTAGTTGATAGACTTGCCATATAGACCTCCTTTTAAAATTGTTATCATTACGGTTTACTCCATACGCTGTGTGTTAGGTTGCCTGAAGCGTCTCTTGCTAAAAGCAAATCATATGCTGCCTCATCCGTGTGGTTGGCAGGGATGTCCCTTAGGTTTTGACGATATGTTTTCATTGCATCACTCATCGTTACATCTCCTAGTGCATAGAAATCTGTTTCTTTTAATCTATCTAATCGTAATTGTTTAATAACTTTTAATTTTCTTTCTCCTGATTTAGCAGCAAAATCTGCTCTATCAGCTTCTAGTTGTGTTTTTTCTGCACCAGTTATTTCTATTCTTGTTACACCCTCTGGTGTTATTATATTATTATAATCTACCATTATTTTGCTAATCCATAAATTGTGTAATCAAAAGTTGTTGCATCATTACCTGATGCATGAACTCTAAATCCATCTGTGTCATTGTTATTATTAAATGAAATGTGATAATCTGAAAAAAGCACATCACTAAAATCAGAACGAAAACCCCAGTTATGTCCATAAACACTAGAGCCAAAAGTTGTTGAATTTGGATTATTATAAATCCAAAATAAATATGCTCCTACATCACTAGCACTAGCGGCTAATGCAGTTCCTAACTTTCCTTGTGATTGATTTTCATAAGCGTCATTATATGCCGAATCTCCACTTCTATATCCATTAACAGAACCCCAATAACCTGAAGAAGATACTGAACTTCCATCTAAAAATTGAAAATCAAAAGTGTTACTTGATAATCCAATGACCTTACTAAACGAAATTTGATATGCATTATATTTTGATGTGTCCATAAAACTTTGAAAATCATGGTTTGCTGCTGAACTTGCACTACCTCCTGATATTTTAATCAATGATCCAGTAGCACCTGTAACAGTTGCGCCTGTAGTATCTAATGTTGCACCAGATGCAATGTCAAGTGTAACGCCTGATGGCACCGTTAGAGTGTCACCTGAGCTACCTAATTCTAATCCCGTGCCTGTTGCTGGGTCTACTTTATTTACATTTAATAAACTCATATTATACTATAACCAATGTTGATCCCGAAGGAATTGTTGTTGTTCCAGTAAAACTTACAGGTCCTGCAAGAACTGCGTTCCTACTAGAAGCCATTGTAAAGCTACTGTATGTTGTATTATTTTCTACATAGAATGTAGAAGACAATTGCCCTGCTGTAATAACTCCGTCGCTAGGGGTACCAACATCTACGTTTTCTCCCATCGCAACTATAAAGTCGATATCTCCACTTGCAACACTCACCCCGCCGAAGTCAATAGTTGCCCCCGATACTGTGTATGCTGTTCCTGGAGCTTGTATAACTCCTGCGATTGACACAATTAAATTTTGCGCCGCACTTGGATGATAATTAACTGATGATGATTGAAGTGTATAAGATGTTGCAGGTGAACTTCCGCTCACTTGTATCAGCTTTCTTGCTCCAATATCTAAATCGCGTCCTACGTATGGCATTATGGTTTACTCCAAATTGAATGTGTTAGTTCTCCTGTTTCTTCATGACGAGCCAAGAGTAAATCGTATTGTTCTTCCGTGCTAAAATCTTGTGGAATGTTTCGTAAAGATTGTCTCCATGTTTTAACGTTATCAGCCATTACTACATCAGTGTTAGCAAGGTAATCTGTTTCAATTAGTTTTTGTAATCTTATTTGTTTTATTTCTGCAAGTTTTCTATCAGCACTTGCATTTTCCCAAGCTGTTTTTTCTGCATTAAATTTAGCTATTTCGCTTTCAGTTAAATTTACTTTAATTCCGTTTACTAATTTAAACATTATGTTGTTATCCCGTAGCAAGTTATTCTTCCAGATGCAAATGATGTTCCTTGCATTTGAAATCTTACATAGTTAGTTGTACCATTATCATCTCTATAAAATGCACCAGACCAGACATAGACATAAGAATTGTTAGTAGCTACCAATCTCCAATTTGCTTTTGATGGTAAACTTCCATTTCTTGAAAACCATATTTCTCCACTAACACCTTCATTAGATCCATTGCCAAGATTATTATTTGTTAAAACAGCATCAGTTACATTTTGGTCTGATGCTTGTAAATATTCTGTATTTCCTTGTGTGTTATATTGTATTTGATTTATGTAATCACAATCATTAGCTAAAAAACCAGTGCCATTATTTGTACTTTCTTGCATTTTTAAATATGTATTATCTGCTGTTGTTACTACATCAGTAAACACAAATAAATATTGTTTATAAGTTGAAGTTATAATACTGTTATTAAATGCTACTTCTGTTGGAGTACCAGAAATATCAACTGTTGAAAGTTTTACAAAAGAACCAGCATTGTCTGCTGCACTTGCTAAAGTAGTTGTGCCAGTAAACTTTAAGAATTGATCTGTAGTACCAGACGTTAATCCTGTGCCCCCTTGTGTTACAGGAGTAGTTCCTGTAGTCATTTTACTAATATCTATTTTACTTAGTGCCATTAAGGTTTACTCCATACTGAATGTGTTAAATTATTATTTTCATCACCTGCCAATAATTCATCATATTTGCTTTCATCGTAGTCAGCAGGTATATCTCTTAGCTTTTGTCTGTATTGAGTTTGTGCGTCTGTCACATTACCACGCAATACCCACCAATCTGTTTCTCGTAATTTACTTTCTCTAATTTCTTTTATTAAACGAAGTTTAGTTTCTGCACTTTTTGTTTTTGCATTTTTTTCATCTTGAATAGCTTGTTCTTCATCTGTGTATTCAATAAAAGTTTTAGTATTATTTTTAACATTAACTGCAAATATTCCATTATTACTCATGTAGTTGTTTTCACTCCGTATATTCCCATAGTTACAAAATCATAAGAATTTTGAACTTCTAATTGCATTCCACCACCAGATAAATCAGTAGTTTGTTTCCAAAGATTGTAACCCATAACTCTTGATACAGCTTCTGTGCCACTTTGGTCTTTTGTATATGATATTTCCCACATAATGCTACTATAAGTAACTGACCCATAAGCATCAGGAAATAAAGTCATTTCTAAATTTACTGGTCTTTCGTAACTTCCACCTTTTATATCATTTCCAATTTGTGCTCCTGTAGCATCCCATTGACCCCAATCACTTCTATCGGCTGCACTATTGCTATATCGCCAACCTTGAGCAACAGTTCTGTAAGAAGCTGTTGTTTGTTCAGCATTAGATGAATTAAGCCACCTAAACTCACACTCGTGAACACTTGCACTACCAAGATTAAATCTACCAATTACTTTGTAGTAATCATAATCAGAAGAAAAAACTTGTTGAAATTGTATTTTATTTGCTGTTCCTAAGTCTTGATCAATCATAGATAATAAAGTTAATCCACCACTAGGTTCTGCTTTAAAAGTTTGGTCTCCATATAACACTGTGCTTGAAGAAGCTGTACCAGAACCAAGTCTAGCTGTTGGAACTAAACCTGCTGCTAACTTAGTTGCGTTTATATCACTACCAAGTTTTACATTAGTAACAGATGAATCAGCTAATTGAGATGTTCCAACTGATCCTGCAGGTGGGTTTACAGTCTGAACCGCTTTACCAGTGTATACACAATACATTGTGTCTGTGCCAGCTGTTGCAGCTGAAAGTGTTAAAGTTGTGCCTGAAGCTGTGTATGCTTTACCAGAACCAGGTTGTTGAATTACGTTATTAATAACTAGACGTATATCTAATTCATTTGTTACAGCATGATCTAATGTATAAGAAGTAGTAGCACTTGTTGTAAAATGCTGTACATTAAATGCCGCATATGATTCTGCTGGTATGTTACCTACGTAGGGCAATTAATCCTCCTTATGTACTTATATCGTCAACTGCTGAAACCCACACATCTGCGGAAGAAGCTGTATCTGATTTAACTTTTAAAACATCACTGGCTTGCATAACAAATTTTGCGCCGCCCGCTAATACCTGTAAAGCACCGCCGCTAGGGATGGGCGCATTTTTAACTAAGTAAATGTCATTACTTCCATCATTAATGTAGACATCTGCAAGAATTGTAGATCCTAAAATATTTGATACAGAAATACCAACAATGGTATCATAAGAGTTAGCTGTAACTAAAGTTGCTGGACTTGTTCCTACTGCGTTTGATGTATATCTTCTAAAATTTTGT